CTTTCGCGCGAGTGGGCGGGAAATTGGAAGATTTGATATAATATAAGCGTGGGATAGCTTCGGAGTAATTAACCGGAGCGAAGAGACGGCATCCTAACTGTCCTGCCCACTCTGATATTAGGGTAACACTATAGGAGGTGTTTTAAATTGCCCATTTGCCCCATCTGTCATCAAGAATTTATCCAATTAAAAAGCGTCGGCCGCAAAAGAAAATACTGTTCTAAACTCTGTCATTACAAAGCAAGGTTGAAACCTAAAGAACAGTATAAACCCTGTCTCCAATGCGGTAAATTAACCAATTGGGAAAAATTTTGCTCATCACAATGTAGCCGACTTTGGTGGAAAGTCCATCAAGAGACGAGAAAGCAATATTCACATATATGCTCAATATGCGGCATCGATTATCTATCCGAACAACGAATAAGTAAATTCTGTTCATTGGTTTGCTCAACTCGGCATAAACGCATTCAGGCTGACAATAAGGGTAGAAAAACAAATAACCGTCTGCAAATAGTTGCTAACGATTGGCATTATCAGGACTGGCGGCAAAAAGTATATGAGCGTGATAAATATACTTGCCAGTATTGCGGGGATAATTCAGGTGGAAATTTAAACGCTCACCATCTTAAAAACTTTCACGATTATCCGCAATTAAGATTTGTAATATCTAACGGTATAACTCTATGTAAAACGTGCCATATTAACGAGCATATAAAGTTTGGTTATAGAAAATATGAAAGGGCGAAAGAGAAAACCTTCAGCGATACATCTACTCAATGGCAACCCCTCAAAGTTGCCTAAAGATAAACTCACAAACGAGCCTCAGCCGGACAAGACGCCGCCCACGTGCCCTTCATGGTTACCTTCGGAAGCGAAGCGTGAATGGCGCCGCGTAGTGCCCGAGCTGGAACGACTGGGCCTGCTGACCATTGTCGACCGCGCAGCTCTTACGGGTTACTGCGAGGCGTGGGCCAGGTATGTTAAAGCGGCCAAAGAGTTAAAAGACGGTTTCACCTATGAATATATTAACGAGAAATTCCAAATGAAACGGTCTAAAAAACCAGAGGTTGAAATTGCCCGTGACGCTCTCAATCAGGTAAAAGCCTTCTGTGCTGAATTTGGCTTAACACCCAGCTCCCGCGGTAGGATGTCGGTCCCAAATAAAGTACCTGATCAGGACCCGCTTGATAAAATGCTGGGCACAATACAGAACTGATGAAAACTAAAATCAATTCAAAAATTAACCGGGAGGCCGCCGAGAGGGCGGTCTTCTTTTTTAAGCAACTCAAACATGCAACTGGGGAATACTCCGGTATGCCTTTTACCTTGATGGACTGGCAGCGGGAACGCATTATCGAGCCTCTTTTTGGCACTCTTAACAAGGACGGCACCCGTCAGTACCGCTATTGCTATGTCGAGGTGCCGCGGAAAAACGGTAAAACGGAGTTAGGGGCCGGTACTGGCCTTTATTTGTTATTCGCTGACAATGAACCCGGTGCTCAAATCTATTCCGCGGCCGGTGATCGGATGCAGGCCGGACTTATCTATCAGGCGGCTTCTCCAATGGTACGGCAGGCTGCAGCTTTGGCAAAACGCTCAAAGATAATTGATAGTCAGAAGCGTATTATCGTTCAGGGTACAAATTCTTATTACCAGGTATTGAGCGCTGAGGCCTATTCAAAGCACGGTATTAACGCTCACGGGATTCTTTTTGATGAATTGCATACTCAACCCTCGCGGGATTTGTGGGACGTATTGACAACATCTTGCGGATCACGCAGGCAGCCAATGGTTTTTGTTATGACGACAGCCGGATATGACCGTAACTCTATCGGCTGGGAGATCCATGATTATGCCCGCAAGGTGCAGGATGGTATTATTGACGATCCCACTTTCCTGCCGGTGATTTACGGGGCTCCGGAAGATGCCGACTGGACAGATGAGGATATCTGGTATTCATGTAATCCCGCCTTAGGTGAATTTCGCTCGCTGGATGAGATGCGGGCGTTATGCAAACGAGCACAGGAAACACCCGCCCTGGAAATGACGTTCCGGCGCCTTTATTTGAATCAATGGGTAAATTCTGCCGAACGCTGGCTTCCGATGGACAAATGGGATGCCTGTAACGACCCGGTGAATATTGATGACCTCACTGGAAAACCATGTTACGGCGGCCTCGATTTATCAACAACGACGGACCTAACAGCTCTCTCCCTGGTATTCCCAGATGGTAACAGCGGATATGACGTACTCGCTCATTTCTGGATACCTGAGGATACGGCCATAGAAAAAGAACGCAAGGACAAAGTGCCTTACCGTGAGTGGGCACGCCGGGGCTATATCACTATGACCCCCGGTAACGTTATTGATTACGACTATATTGAACATTACCTTTACGATATCGTGAGCAAATACAAGCTCAAAGAGCTGGCATATGACCGCTACGGATCCACGCAGATTACCCAGAATTTAATCAACGCCGGGGCTTTTACCAACGATCCGAAAGCCGAACCGGATAAAACAGCCATTATTCCCTTTGGGCAGGGATTCATTAGCATGAGTCCGCCAACTAAAGAGCTGATGAATTTGGTGCTTTCAAAGAAAATCCGGCACGGCAATAACCCGGTATTACGCTGGTGCGCGGATAATCTGGTGGTTAATCAAGACCCTGCCGGTAACCTAAAACCAGACAAGGCGAAAGCTACGCAGCGCATTGATGGCATGGTGGCTCTTATTATGGCACTCGGTCGAGGAATGCTTTATACAGAAGATAACAGACCATCGATTTATGAAACGCGCGGCCCCTTAATCTATAACCTGTGAGGTTAATTTATGGCAAGACCCTCATTAAAACAACTCGCAATCAATTTTTATAACGGCATGAGGCTACTCAGTGGCACATGGAGAGGCGGCGGCAATGCCTTTACCTCAAGCCTATCTTCTAATTCCAGCGATGCAGGAATACCGGTAAATCAAGAGACGGCACTGAATTATACCGCGTTCTGGGCATGTGTGAGACTGCTCTCGGAAACCCTGGCCTCGCTGCCATTTAAACTTTATGAGCAAAAGGAACCGAGAAAAAAATACCCGGCTACAAATCACCCCCTATACAGATTGATTCACGATGAGCCTAACCCCGAGATGGATAGCTTCTCGTTCATCGAAACCCTTATGTATCACCTGATTGCCTCAAATGGGAATTGCTATTCTTACATCGATTGGGATGAAGATAGAACTACGATCAAAGCCCTCTGGATAATGAATCCAGACAAAGTTACAAAAGGCCGGGATGGGCAGAAAAACATTGTCTATACATATCAATTCGAGGATGGCGCCCGTGATATTCCCGCGTATCGTGTCTGGCATATACCGGGATTTGGATTTGACGGACTGGTCGGCTATACGCCGCTAACTTATTTCAGGAATCAAATAGGGCTCGGAGTAGCCGCCGAACGTATGGGATCTAAACTATTCTCCAACGGGCTAACCTTTGGCGGGTTTCTCCAGCATCCCAAAGTCATGTCTAAGCAGGCTCAGGACAATTTTGAGAAACAAGTAAAAGCGGATCACGAAGGTGTGGATAAGGCGCACCGCCTTATGATTCTTGAAGAGGGAATGACCTATAACAAAAACTCTATCCCGCCGAATGACGCTCAATGGCTGGAGACAAGGAAATTTCAGCGCGGCGAGATGGCGTCATGCTTCCATATCCCGCCTCATATGATCGGCGACCTCGACCGGGCAACATTTTCAAACATCGAGGAGCAATCGCTCGAATTCGTTATCTATACTATGCGTCCGTGGCTAGTTCGCTGGGAGCGGTCAGCCAACCGGCAATTACTCAATCCCGATGAGAAGGGCACATTTTTTACAAAGTTTATCATCGAGGGATTGCTGAGAGGTGATATTCTCAGTCGCTATCAGGCCTACTCGGTAGCTCGAAACTGGGGTTGGATGAGCGCAAATGACGTTCTCGATAAAGAGGATGAAAACTCAATCGGAGACCAGGGCGATATTTACATGGCACCTAGTAATATGTTGCCAGCCGATCAATTTCAGGCACAAACAATAGCCAGGGCAACACAGCAGCCCGCCAGTAAACCGTAAATCAAATTTAATAGTTATTCAAAACCGCTCTGAAATATGGGCGGCTTTTTTATTGGAGGTTAATATGGAAATCCAGCATAAATCGTTCACTGGGATCGAATTCAAGAAAGATAAGCCCGGGTCCTTCACAGCCCGGATCGCCACACTCAATGTGATTGATAAAGATGGTGACGTGACATTGCCGGGGGCTTTCCCTGAGGGTAAGGAAATACTGATATCCGCCTATCAACATGGTTCATGGTTAGGCGGTCTACCAGTTGGGAAAGGCATGATACATGCGGATGATAAAGAGGCTGTTGTTGAAGGCCAGTTTAACCTCAATACCGAAACCGGCAAGGAACATTATGAGACGGTTAAATTCTCTCCCGAACTAACGGAGTGGAGCTATGGATTTTCTATTCTCGAACTCGAAGAGAATTCTGACTGGAATAAAAACAAAGATGTTTTAAGAGTATTAAAGAGACTCGATGTTTTCGAGGCCTCTCCGGTGCTGCGTGGCGCCGGTGAAAATACAACTACCCTGGCGATTAAATCCGATACGGAACTGACTTTCAACGATGAATTCGAAGCGGTTCTTGCGACTAATTCAAAATTCATTGAGCGAAGCAAGGGTCTTGTTGCCCTGCGAGCTGCGAAAGGGAAGGACATACCGGCAGCCAATAAGGAAAGGCTGTCTTCGCTCCTGAAATCTCTTGGTGATTTACAGGAGATCGTCAAGACCTTAACAGTAACCTCGGAGTCTCCGAAAACAGATGAGGCTCAAAAGTTATTCCTACAATTTACCAAAATCAAATCGAAAATTATGGAGGTTGTTTAAAACAACAATGAAATCTCTTAAGGAACTCACTGAGGCCATTGCGGCCAAATCTAAAGCCATCCATGACATATTCGAGGAAGCCGGCGAATCCTATGATATGTCCAAAGTGAAATCCCTGACCGGCGATACGCAGGCTAAGCTCGACGCTATCAAAACAATGAACGGTGAACTGGACGCATTGCATATGGAATACGAAGAGGTTAAAGCCCTCTCCGATATCCGCAAAAATGCCGATGCAAAAGCTGGCATTGCCACACTCGATGTTCGTGACGGCAAGCCGGGAGACCAGGTGAAATCAAAATTAAATCTTGGGGAACAATTCGTAAAATCAGGAGCCCTCGGCCAGTGGAACAAGGATTTCCATTTTGATGTGGATCTGAAATCCATCATGCAAACCGCCTCGGGCTGGGATCCCGAAACGGTTCGTTTGCCTGGCGTAGTTTCATACCCCCTGCGGTCTCTCCGTGTGGCGGATGTATTCCCGACCTATCCGACAATCCGCGACACAATCACGTACATGGAGGAAACTACCCATACCAATAACGCAGCTGAAATCGCCGAGGAAACCGATGCCAGCTCACCAACCGCAGCCGGTGAAGCCGCTATCGCATTAACAGAACGTTCCGTTCCAGTGGAAAAAATTGTTGTCTGGATTCCTGTATCAGAGGAACAGATGGCAGACGTGGCCGGGCTTGGTGCTTGGCTGAACGGGCGTTTGACCTACATGGTACGCAACCGGCTTGACGGCCAACTCTGTGCCGGTGATGGCTCTACCCCCAATATTCGCGGCGTACTCAATGCCTCCAGTATTCAGACTCAGGCAAAGGGTGCCGATCCGACACCGGATGCGTTTTTCAAGGCCATGACGAAGGTCCGCGGTACTACAGCGGGAACCGGCTTCGGCGAACCGACGGCCATAATCATTCACCCCAACGACTGGCAGGATATTCGTCTGCTCAGGACTAATGATGGTATCTATATCTTCGGCAATCCGTCTGATGCTGGCGTTGACCGGCTCTGGGGTGTTCCGGTGGTTGCGACCGCCGCTGAAACAGAGAATACCGGCGTTGTCGGCGACTTCGCTCAATATGCCGCGTTTTTCAACCGCAGCGGCGTTGACATCGCAATATCCAATAGCCATGGTTATCTGTTCACCGCCTCAACCCTGGCTGTTCGGGCCACTATTCGCGGGGCTGCTGTTTATTTCCGTGGCTCTGCATTTGCCAAAGTAACCGGGATATAAAGGTCGAATATTGGGCGGGTGAAATTCCCGCCTCAAAATAAACAAAATGAGGTAACGCAATGCCCATTATTGAAGGTTCAAAAGCTCGCGGGGTAGCTAAGTTTACATATGATTTCGATTCACAGGGGGGAGTCTCCGGTGACATTGTGATGCAAGGGACACCTCTCCCGAAAAATGCCATTGTGTGGGATGGCGTTGTCGATGTAATCACGGTGCCGGAAAGTGGAGGTGGGGCTACCATCGCAGTAACTACAGCTCAATCAGCAAATGATCTGATAACTGCTGCTGCTATAGCCGGGGCTCCCTGGTCAACCGCCGGTTCAAAGGCGTTGGTGCCGGTTGGGACGGCTGCGGCCAGCATCAAACTGACTGCTGATAGGGCTCCCAAGATCGTCATCGGCACAGCCGATCTGACCAAAGGCAAATTCAATCTTTTCATCGAATACTATCTCTCGGACTAAGTAAAAATAAATAAAAAGTGAGGTTTAAAACTTAAAATGTCTGATGTTTTAGTTCAGCAAATCGCAAAATATATCAACCCGGACGGCACCGCAAATAAGCCCTACATGAGCAAACGCGGTGAGCAGTTTGTGCAGGATTGGATTCAGGCGGCTATCCTCCAGGGTAAGGGCTATATAGCCAATATTGGCGCCCTTTCCACTCCGGTTGTCGGCGGCGGCGCCGGTACTATTGTTGACCTCGATCAGCCGGAATTCGGCATGATCATTCCCAGCGGTACGACAATCGTACCTATTCGCCTGGCCATTCAACTGACCACACCGCTGTTGGCTACCGATGCAGATGAAGCTGAGGCTCTGGCATTTGTGGATACTACGGCGGCCACTGTAGCGGCTGCTCTTGACGGCACCTGGGCGAATACCATTACCCCGAAAAACATGCGGATCGCACTAACCAACAAAGAGAGCTCCAATTGCACAGTTAAATCGGTCTGCTCTGCTGATACCACTGATCCGACAGAGAGTATTGATCTGTTCCATTCCGTTATTCTCGGCGATGTTCAGGGCACAGCAGCAACGGCTCTTTGGACGAAACATGATGCTCTCTACGAACCGAGGAACCCCCCGTTCATTGTCGGTCCTGCCTCCCTGTTCGCTTACTGGGGCGGCACGGTAGCGGTCAATGGTTTCATGCAGTTCTTCTGGCTGGAGTTCCCGTCCACCGAGGTTGGCGACTAATGATCTGCAAGTGCAGGATGTTCCTCTATAACGATAAGGGCGAGTTGGTCTGCTCGGTGTGCGGCAAGCCCGCCCATGCTTCGAAAATAGAGGACAAAAATATGCCAATGCCAGAAGTGAAGGGCAAGAAAAAGTAATTCTCGACTGCAATTCAGGGCATCAGCTAATCGGTTGATGCCCTGCCTGGAGTTTAGAATTTAAAGCGAGGTAACTTATGAGTGTACAAGATTTAGGTTTAGGCACAGTACATAATTATCTTGGTGTATCCTCAGATACCAAACCTACCGGCGTGACGATCGGCTCAACGTTTTACGAATACGACACACGTAACACATATATCACCTATGACGGGACTAATTGGTCACTAAAAAAATCGGAGGCTGACCTGGCTGTTATAGCTACCGGAACCTTCACGACCTCGTCAGCGACAGTACCGGCAGACACCGGAAGAACAGAAGGAACCGGATATTATAACGGTTGTTTATTAGTACCGCTTACCGGATCATGTGCAATGCAACCGAGAATAATCAGTAACTTTGCAGCGACAACCGGAGTGTTTACGCTCGATACAGCTTTCACTGCGGCGTGCGGGACTGTAAAGTACAATATTCTGGCGTTTCGGACTGAAAAGAGAACGGCAGGGAAACTTCAACCTGCCTCTACCACAATCGATCTGAACCAGGCAGCAGCTACATACGATTTATTCACTGGAACGTCTCAGGTGGTATTGGTAGAAAGTCTTGTGTTCAGAACGCCTACAGGTGCGGCTGGTGGTGCATTAACATCAATCTCTATCCAGACTAATGATGCTACACCGGTAGTATTGATTTCATCCGTACAGGGTGCAGTAGCGAATCTTACGAGCGAGACTCAGCTAACATGGCAGGGAGTATTACGGCTTGGTGTAGGCAAGAAAATACAGTTAACGATCAACGGTGGGGCTACAGGGGTAGGCTATGTTTGCAGTGTAAATGCAGAATGTAGAGCAGTCGTTGACGGAGGTAACTTAGCCTAATGCCTACTTTTTATTTAGATTACGAGAACGGCAACGATGCCTCTGACGGCTCGACCTTTGCAACGGCTGGACTTCCGGCAGTTGGACCTTGGAAAACAATTACGTCCGGCGCTACTGCTGCCAGGATAGCCCCAGGCGACATTATTCGCATAGCCAAATCGCCTGACCCTGTTGGTAAAGGCTTTGCAACGTGGACAAACCTTTCGAAAACCGTAACTATCACGGCTTTAACCCTGTGTGCTTGTACTGATAATGGCGGCGGTGAGATTCTTGTCACTAAAGCGGCTCATAACCTCACGACTGGCGATATCGTTACAGTTTCCGGTACGACTGATTATAACGGGACGTATGCAATCACAGTATTGTCTTCCAGTACGTTCAAATTCACTAAAGCCTACGTCTCAGACCAATCGGGAACGGTGACCCCTGCATTTACCGCTGTTGTCGATTTATGCGAGACCGCCTGGACAGCCGCTGCCGGATCGGACGTTACTGTGGCAAGGACGGCTGTAGCGACTGACGGTAAAGAAGGCTCGTACTGCATGAAATTTACCACCGATGCCGCTACGCAGGCCAACATCTTACAGGCTTACTACCCACTTGCGGCGGCTCTTGATTTATCTTTGTATCAGAAATTGAGCTTCTGGTTTAAGAACGAGGCGGCGATTGCCGATGCTACCACCTGGGAAATTGCTCTTTGCTCGGACGCTGCGGGAGCTGTGGTAGTAGACTCGTTTGCGATTCCAGCGATTCCTTCAACGATAAAATGGTTACCTTTAACTATTGCTCGGACTGGCGGCGGCAACCTCGGTAATAACATCAACTCGATAGCACTGTATTCCAAAGCAACCGCTCCGACTGCAAGTAAATACATCTATACAGATGATTTTATCGCTTGCACGACAAACGGGTTGAACCTGCAATCTTTGATCTCAAAGAACAGTCTCGCTCAAGGTGGTACTGAGGGCTGGTACGGCATACAGTCTATCAATGGCAATACCGTGCTGCTGGACAATGATACTAATACGAAGGCGGGTGCTGGGAGAGGTTATTCAACCTTAGGAACCTCTCCGGAGACGGTGGCTTTATATAAACGAGAGACGATTAAAACGGCTTTGGCGGCGTCAAGTATAACAACTGTACAGTCTATACAGGATTCCGGTACTTCAGGGAACAATATCCAATTTCAAGGCGGATACGATACCAGCCTAAACACCCAAATAGGTGAGACTTTTTTTGACGGACTGAATGGGAGCGGGTACGCAATCAAGATAGATACAAAATCCTATACTACAATAAATCATATATCCACATGTAGATACGCTTACGGTTTTTATCACAATGTCGCTAGCAATAACACGCTGGTAACTGCAAATGTTATTAACTGTCAAGGTAATGGCGTCCATTACGCTACCAGTTACAACAATACGGTAAGCGTAGATCACGCAAACAATAATGGCTACGGTATCTACATCGATACTAACAGTTTCAATATTATAGTTACTGCAAGCGAAATAAACAATAACATCAGCGGGGGTTGCACTCTCGCCACCGGTAACAATAAAGTAACTACAACCAATGCTAATAATAATACTGGGTCTGGTTTTTATATAAGTAGTAACAATAATATAGTCACTGCGTTAAATGTTAAAAACAATTCCACTCGTGGCATTCAATTTGCTAGTTGTACTGATAATATCGTGCGCTCATTATCCACTTCTGGCAACGGTACAGACTCGATTAGTAACAACCTTGGGAAAAACTATATATTCAATGCAACGTTTGCTGAAGCTACAATAATAAGCGGACCTACGGCTTACGCAGGATCAAGTCTATTTGTGCAAAAAGTGGGGGGCTCGGTAAATGATAATCGTATCTTTTCTGATGGTGCACAGGTGGCCGCTTCCGGTCTAATCTTCTCTCAAACCGTAACCCGCCATGTAGCCTCTGGTCTGGCTTGGGAATTTCAGCCAGATTCAACGCGAACCTCAGTCTATCCCGCCTCACTCTCCATCGCTAAAATCGCCTGTCAAGCCAATAAACTTGTAACCTTCAAGGCATGGATGAAAAAAGATCACGCTACTAACATAGCCTGCGGTATCAGACTTCAGGGTTATCAAATCGCCGGTG